ATATACCTACCAGTAGAATCACTCGCTGATACTTGACTTGTTATTGGATAAGTTCCATAAGTATATGTTGTATTTGTATATAAAGCACCCATTTGAGTACCTGTGTATGTACTAGTATCACAAGCACTATATCCAACAGAAACGCTATGACTGCTATTTCCATTAATTCTAAAAGAATGTGTTTTATATCCTGATGGTATTATAACATTAGCATATACTTCAGAAGACGATGTTAATACTCTACCATATGCACCGTTATCTACAACTACATAATTATAATAAGATGTATCTTCATTTATTGTCCAAGCATCTGGTGGAATGTATATATAATCTTTAGTGTGCCACCCAGTTAAAGCTTGATATCCAGAAGCATCTAAAGTTCCATCTACATTTGTAGTTGAAAGATTAGTTGTTCCCTGTACACTTAAATCATTATAAAAAGTACCGTCTCCACCATCAACATTAAGGTTGTCACCTACTTCAATATTTCCACTAGTAAATATATCAGTACATCTAATATCGCCATCTGTTACAGTTGATGTTCCTACACTTAATCCACCGTCTTTAATATATACGTGTTTATTAGTACCATCACTACCAAAAGTAAAACCAGCTACTGACTTACTATTAGCATACATACCCATTTTACCATCAGCATCAAAAGATAAAGCCCTTTCATCTGCTGTACCACTACTCCATAATGGTCCGTGATGTATAGCATATTGTGTTTGTAGCCCAGAATTATTAGAGTTACCTATAGTAAACTCTGAACCAGAACTACCTGTTCTAAATTGTATTCTAGCTTGATTGCTTGTAGCACCTCTTTTTAAATGCAATGTAGATGTACCAAGTGGACTACTTCCACCAAGGTCAAATGTTGGATTAGCTCCCTGTACTTCTACTTCAGCAGTACCACTACCTGAACCTGCTAATGTTATTCTTGAATTACTACTAGAATCTTGGTTAATAGTAAAACTACCCTTACAATTAACAGTACCATCTGCTAATGCTTGAAATTCATCATCTAATATCTTAAGGTTACCAGAGCTATCTACGCTAAATGGGTATACACCACCACTTTCAGTACCAATACTTAATGAACCACCTACCATAGTAATACTAGCATTACCATCAACAGCACTCTTAGCATCCTCTGCTTTAGACTTTACATCACTTGCTGTACTACCTGCAATCTTACCTGTAAAGTTACCATCTGATGGGTCAAAGATAGTTGTACCATCTGATTTAGTAATAGCACCTTTAAATTTACCTGTTGATGTAAATAAAGAGTTGTCTACATTGCCAAGACCAACACTAGCTTTACTTAAACCAGTTGCAGTACCCGTAAATGTAGGGTTAGCAAACATAGTAGCTTTAGACTCATTAGTTACATTGTCTAGCGACATTGTCGCTTTTAATGTTGCTGGGTCCTCGTTTACTACGTTACCAAGACCTACATCTGACTTAGTTGGTTTATTAGCAGTACTATAAACATTAGCTACTGCTGTACCATTTACAGAGCCTGTTACATTCCCAGTAAAAGGAGAATCAGCTCTTTGTACCTTTTTCCATTGTTTAGCCATTTACTTCTTCTGTCTCAACTTCTTCGTAATCAGGGTCTGTTTTAGCGGCATCATCAAATGCTTTTTTAAATTTATCATACATATCAAATACCCACTTACCTTCAACTACTTTTACTTCTACTCCAGATAATAAAGTACATACTGCCTCTAATTCTTGAGTAGTACATTTAACTATTTTCAGTTTCTTTTTGCTCACTATTTGCCTCCAAATTTGCTTTTATGAACTTAATTTTTAAATAAGTTGTTGTAGCTTGCTCTAGTTCTCTACCCCTATAGTTGCCATTAATCATCATATTATAGATGTAGTTAACATCTGTTAAATCTAATTTAGATAATTTCTGTTGTAAATCAATTACTTCTTCTTCTACTTCTGGCTTTATTTTTTCTTTAGCCCTCTCCCAAAAGTTAGCCATCTTTATCGTTTAGCTCTCTTTGTTCTTTTAAAGTTCTTCCATTAGATAATACAAAATCATCAACATTGTAAGGTCGTTTCCAACCTCTTTTCTTACCTAACATTCTTAAAGCTTGATAACCTTTGTGCTGTTCTTGTGTCTTACGTTTGACTTTAGCAGTAGGCATAATTGTTTTACCATCTTTATCTTTTTTTCTAATTAAGTTAGGATTAACATTAGCTAACATTCTAGTTTTTAGTTCATTGTAAAAATCTTGTTTTTCCCAAATCTCACAATCAATCATTATGTCTTGGTTCATATCCATATCTTTTTGCATCAACCAAACTCGTCTACCACCATATAATACTTCACCAGATGAAGTCGCTACAATATAATCAAACTCTTCAGGTACATAACCTTTTTCTTGTAACGACTTTTTTAATGGTTCATATTCATATTTAGGTAATCCTATATACTCCTTACCAGAAGTGCCAGTTTCCTTTTCGGGATACTGACCACTTTCCGGTAAAGAACATTTTAGGTCTTTTAATGCAAACGCTTTAATTACTTTGTCTGCCATTAATTACTCCTAGGTTATGTCTACAACTATGTATTGGTCTCCACCAAAAAACCCAGTTTGACCTTCTGTTAAGTTAGCTGGATTATTAGCTGAACTTGAAAAATCACTATCACCATCTACATCTTCTTGTGTAAGTGTTAGAGGTGCTGGACCTTTAGTTGCTAGTGCATTTGTTGTAGTAGTGTGAAAACTAGCGTCATCATTTAATGCGGCGGCTAGTTCGTTTAGAGTGTTTAATCCATCTGGTGCACCATCTAAGATATTGCTTTCTGCATCTGATGCGGCATCTGCTTTAACTGTTGCTAAGTTAGAACCACCTAATGATTGTGCATCGATAGTTTGGTCAACATCATCTAACTGAATCCTACCACCTGATACTGATACTTTTTGATTTACTACTGAACCTAAGCCAACGTGACTTTTAGTGACTCCTGCTACTGTTCCTGTAAACGTAGGAGATGCAAACATTGTTGCTTTAGATTCGTTTGTAACATTTCCAAGTCCAACGTGAGTTGCACTAACACCTGCTACTGTACCAGTAAATGTTGGTGAGGCGAACATTGTTGCCTTACTTTCATTTGTTACGTTACCTAACCCAACGTGAGCGGCATCAACTTCAGAGTTTTTAATACTATCTGGAGCGTTTGATAAGTCTGTGTCAACAGCACCTATTCCAGTTGGTGTTACAGTTCCTCCACCAGCTCCTGATAAAACACCAGCCGCTGATATTGATACTGAGCTATTCTTAATTGCATCGGGTGCGTTACTCAAGTCAGTGTCTACTGCTCCAAGTCCTGTTGGTGTAACTTGACCAGAACCAGCGTTATTTAGTGTACCATCTGCGTTTATTGTAACGCTTGAGTTAGTTAGTGATGCTGGTGCACCAGTACCATCAGTACCGATTGCATCAATTCCAGCCGCAGTAACTTGACCACCACCAGCTCCAGATAATGACCCGTCTGAGCCTATACTTATAGAGCTGTTTGTTATACCACTTGGTGCGTTAGATAAATCTGTATCTACAGCTCCAATACCTGTAGGAGTTACTGTACCCCCACCTGCACCGGATAAAACACCTGCGGCACTAATACTTACACTGCTATTTTTTATTGAATCAGGTGCATTAGTTAAGTCAGTATCAACTGCCCCTATTCCGGTAGGTGTAACTGTTCCACCGCCTGCACCACTAAGCACACCTGCCGCAGATATAGTTATTGAACTATTTGTTAAACTAGAAGGTGCTCCTGTACCATCTGTTCCTATTGCGTTTACTCCTGCCGCTGTAACCTGTCCTGAACCTGCTCCGGTTAGTGTTCCATCAGCATTAATACTAATGCCACTATTTTTTAACCCTGCGGCGGCGTTATCTACATTAAGTATTGGGTCTGAACCCGAGTTGTCAAACGCTACGCTAGTAATACCGTGTGAAGTATTACCATTAGCCGCATTTGTTACTACTGTACTACAGCCCGTGCCATTAATAGTAGCAGAACCACTTACAGCACCAGTGACGGTTCCTGTGAAGTCGCTATCGGCACGCTGTACTTTTTTCCATTGTAAAGCCATTAACTTTCTCCTATTCGTCTACGGACACAATCAAACTACCTTCAGTACTATTGTAATATATAGTTCCTTCAGAATTGTCTGTTGGTGCCGATGTTCTTGGTTTTAAATGCACAGCTCCTTGGTGGTCAACTGAGAACACCTCTGTGCTATTATTAAGTATTTGAAATAAGTCACCAGAATTAACTGTACTTCCAGTTTGGTGTTTCAAAACATTGCCCTGAATTAAATCAGGTAAAACTTCTACATCAGCAGACCCGTTATCTCTATATAACTTTCCATCTGTTGAATTGTAGAATACTAATTTTGTGTATACGTCCTTTACTAAATTAGGACTTGATAAACTTCCTGCCATTATTGAATCCTCGTATATGTTGGTGCCGTTGGTTTAGCAATTCTTGTTGTTACAGGAATAGTTGGTTTAACTATCCTTACCAATATAGGTGCATTAGGTTTTAATACTTTTGTAGTAGCTGTACCTCTTATAAGAGTAACAAGTATATTGTTAAACGGGTATGCTATTGTGTCGAATGCTTGGTTAAGTGTATCAAATTTAACTGACATTAAAAATCAATCGGGGTTAATTGTCCATAAACTGCATCCCTGCCTTTACCTGCATAACTCTTACACAACTTTACCCCTTGTTCATATTTCATATGAAAATGTTGTGCTAATGGGATTGTATCTGCATTTCTCTCATAACCATTTGCAATAACTCTTGCAATAAGAGCTTCGTGGAATTGCTCAGGTATTTCACATACTTGATTTAAATATCCAGCAGATGTCATTGCACCATCTGCAAGTGCTACTTCTAAATAAGCATCTGTGCCAGAAAATCCATCTCTTTCTGGTGTTTCTGCTGGTAGTAAAAACTTATCTGGTCTTTGTACATATAAAACGTGTACATTTTTAGCTTCACTAGGAGACGTAAATTCATCAGTAGTTTCGCTATAATAGGCTATTAATAAGCTGTCTCTTTCAGTCCACCACAACCATTGACTTACATTTAAACTAAGACGCTCCATTATATTAAATCTCTTTTCTTAGGTCTACCTATTAACTTCTTTATGCTTTTACCATCGTAATCTACAGCTTTTATTTCAATTATATGCTTTTTTAATGGATAAACTCTTTGGTCTTGAACTGTACTAAATTGGTCTATTGACTCTATTACTTTAGTTCTAAAACCCATATCATTCATTGCGTCATTAAGTGAACGTACAATTTCAACTTCACCCATTTCAGGATGATGTTGCTTTACTCTGTCTATCATTTCTTTTAGTTTCATATTTCTGAACCTACTCCTGCCATATCACTTGGTCCAACATTCATTTGTATAAATTCCTGTTTTTTCTGTGACAACATTCCTATTTGCTGTTGTGTCCATTGATAATCCATAGCCAACTTTTCAATATCAGCTTTAAATTTTGTTTGATACTGTTGAGCTCTATTTAATTCACTAGATATAGCTTGTATTGTCATAGATGCCATATCTTCATCTTCATCATTTAACCAGTATTGTACACTTAAACCAGTACCTGCATCATCGCCACCAATATTAGCACTATCATCAAATAACTTCTTAGCTTTAGAAAGTGCATCTGCCCATTCTGAATCTAAACCGTCTGGTATACTAACTCTAAAATCGTACATACGTTCCATTAGTATACATTCAGCGGCGTGCATAAGTACAAGCTCTTGATATTTACTTGGAAAAGCATTATCAGAAGTTCCAGTAACAACTATTGTTTCATTAGAATCACTTATTGTAAGCCCTCCTGCATGAGGAACAATAATTAAATTTGCAACTTCAGTATTAGTAGGTGCTGGCACAATATGAATTTTACCATCTAACTCTTGATAATAAACAGGGTCATTTGGTAGTGCATAATAAATACTACCTGTATCAGTTACATCATTTTGTAATCTTTCACTTATCTGTCTACATATTTTAGAATCTCTTCTAACAGCTAACAAGTGTCCTGCGTTATAAGCTTCTGTCCAATCTACTGCTGTACCATTTGTAATATTAGCTGATTCATGTGAGAACTCAACTAATTTATCTGGATTACTAGAAGCAACGGCAGATATTGTATAATCAACACCTTTTTTAAGTGCATCAGCTACATTCTCGCCTGCTGTTGAATTTGTATAATTTGCTATTCTTGTACTAAATGACATATCTATCTTTCTTATAGGGGGTCCGAAGACCCCCCATAATATACTTAATCTCTAGATTAAGACCACTTCATAACAGCGTGAGTTTCAGG